GTGCTGGCGATGGGCTCATACGTCCTAGGCATCAGCCACCCCCAATGTTCGGAACTGTGTCGTTAGTGTCATGCGCGCAACCCGTACAGGGCGAATGTGCAGTGCTGCACCAAGTTTGCATTTGAGTCACTAAACATGGTGATGGACGTAATCACCGATGTGCTATTCCATAGCCCACTATTTACTCGCACGCCGCCACTAGTGCCATTCCATTCGGAACCCGAGAAGGATCGAACGGTCTTAGTTTTCGACGTACTTGCGTAGTCCAGAATGTCAATTACGTTTGCCGTAAAGCACGAAGTTTGCCCGGTACTGCTATTTATTGCATCCCCCACGGCAGTAGAATCAAGCGAGGAAAATCCGTAAGCGAACGCAGCGGAGCCGCTGCCACCAACAGAGTGCCGCGCGTAGTTGCTGCCGCTGTCGCTATTGAACCGCGCTCGTAAATTGTAGTAGGACGCGAAATCGCCTGCATCCTTTGATATGGCGCGGATTTGCAAATGCTGATACGTCCCCGGTATGCCGCTGAACGTGACTGACGACGCCCCGCCGCTGCCCACCGTCACCGTGGCGATGGACTCGAAATCACCACCACCGGCATAAATGAATGGGTTGATAAAGAACATCAGGCACGCCTGCCGATGAGGTAAACCTTGGCGCCCTTAGCCCCGGTGCCTGCCACGTCGATGTCGATCGTGATCTCAGCATCGTCAGCCAGACCCGTGTCGCTAATCACCGCAGCCGTGGCAGCCGTCGTGCTGGTCTTCTCGTTAGCGTCGATCGTGAGTTTCGTAGACAGAATCGACGTCCCGCCCTCATTGATGTCAAACGTAGGCAGACCCGAGGTTGAGGCTGTGGACAGGGACGCCCGTACCGCCGTCAGCGTCATCGCGAACGGCATCCGGAAAGTGACCTTAGCCGTGCCCGTGGTCAGGGCGGTTTCCTCATCCGACACCGCGATCCCGATCACCTCCGCAGGACCCTGCCAGATCAGGCCCGTGGACTCCCCAGAGGCCGCGACGAGGACCTGACCATTTGAGCCGACCGCGAGGGCCGTGACAGCCGTCCCGTTGGAGGAAATCAGGCTGCCTTTTGAGCCGCTAATTAGGGCTTTTGTGACGTACTGGCTGTGAACGTCCGTAGTCGTGTCGTTCACATGGCTGTTCGTCTCATCGAAATCCCTACCAGAAACGCCATGCCTAAACACAGCTCCAGCAGAATGAGATACAGCCGTAGTGCCATCAACACCACGAGTAACTGTGAGGGTAGTGCCAGCAACGTTAGTGACAGTCACCACCTCTTCAGAGGCAGTGTCAGGGTCAATGATCGCAGTCCACGGAGTAGACACAGGATACCCAGACAAGGCAGTAACTGTGATACTTGTGGTTGAATTATTAGCGGAAGCAGACAGTGTTGTTGCTACCGCAGTAGACGAGTAATATCTACGAGGCATCTATCCTACTTCCGGTAGTGAATGGGTGTGTTGATTTCGCCACGGAAACGACCAACCTCCTCAGCAAGACGCTGCTGATATAGCGCATACAAAGTTCTAGCCACGTTAGAAGCGGAGCCGATCTGGCGACGCTCATCAAAAAAGCCTGCCTGCACTGACGACGGATCCAGCAGTGCCACATCGATTGACGACACAAGTCGCGCAGCCGTCCCAAGAGCAACAACATCCCGGCACGATGCAGGCAAACCCGCTGTAGTCGTGAGCGTGTCCGAACCCGCTGACAGAAGAGTCGGGTCTTTCAAGAACTGAACCTGCACAGTCCTGCCAGGAACAACCGAATCCCATACAGTGATCGTCTTGCCTGTCGTGTACTGAGTCACATTCGCCTGAAGGTCGATCTGCCATCTGCGAACAGTCTCCCAACGGCCCGAAGGGCCAACAGTCTTCCAAGTAACCTGGCTCACCTCATCCACCGTGGAAGGAATAGAGTAGGTGTTCGTGGCTGCCAGGAACGTGAACGTGTGAGTGTCTTTAGCCTTTAACTCTACACCCATAGAGGCGATAGTGTCGTTAATGGCACGCTTCACATAGTGGCGAGGGAACAGTGGATTGAACGTGACACGGGCGTTATCGGAGTGGGTGGTGGCTGTCGTGCCATCAACACCCCTACCCCACGGCTGAAGGGCCACAGCGTTCGTCGTGATCGCGTCAATGTAAACCAGCTCGTCGTCAATCTCAGCCCGACCCATGCCCAGACGGGCACCGTTATCCACATTGAATGTGGTCGCTGTCCCATTTAGGCTGCCATTTAGGGCAGTCACAGACTCTTGTGAACGTACATAACCACGCAGCATCGACAGCACATCGTTAGTCAAATCGTCAAACGTCGTCACAGGTACTCCTCCGTGGTCACGATCTCCTCAGTCACCGTGTAACCAAGCCCCTCAAGTTCAGCCTTCAACGACGTAGACACCACATGATCACGACCACCAGCCAAATACTTCTGGGCATTCCTCGTCCGCTCAAGATCAGGATGAGCGACCTCAGACCACACGCCACTCTCCTTCAACAAGGAAATACCCTCATACTCCTTGAACAGACGCCACTGGTAAGTGCTGACAGGTGGCCGGAAAATCCAGCCCTTCTTCGTCACCACAGCGTTACCGAAATCGTTACTGGGATCCACAGGGCCAGGGATAATGAACACGGTGGCGAGAGTGTCCGCATCCCCAAACTGCTCAGACCCAGCAATACCCGTAGGCGACATTACAGGTGTAAGGCTCGGAGAGCCAACAGAACCAGCAGAGGTAAACCCAGAAGGGTTCATGGATGTAAACGCCTCAGCGTTGCCTACAGAGGCTCCTGAGGGTATCCCTGCGACAGGAGCTTTAGCCACCGTTTTAGCTGTCCCAACAGCGGCAGTGCCAGCAATGCCAGCAACAGAGAGCGAAGCGGACAAAGCAGGCGAACCGATATCACCAGCACCAGCAACACCAGACACAGCCACAGACGCCACAGTCGCAGCAGTGCCCACAGCGGCAACAGAAGCAACCCCAGACACGGCAACAGTCGCATTCACCTGAGCTGTACCCACAGCAGCAGAAGAAGCAACCCCGTCAGGGTAAGCAAACCTGAACAGGTCAGGACCCAGTTTCAGAACTGGGCGCTCCGTTACATCAATAACGGTCATTCAGGACTAGAGGCTGAAAATCTTGTTGGCACCGTTATCCCACACCACGGTGATGTCACCGCCAGCAGGCTTAATCGGGATACCAGTACCCGAATCAATCCACGCAATCACACGCTGACTCGTATCAGCCACATCAGCGCCACCAGTCGAAGCAGACGACTGGAACAGCAGCAGCGCATGATCACTTGCGCTAGACGCAGGCGTCGTAAACGTCACATCAGCCGCATCGAACACGCCATCAGTCACAGTCTTGCTAGACAAGCCAGACGACGTAGCATGAAGCGTGCCACCAGCACCAGTCACATCAGACACCGTGTCATGGGCAGTGTTATACGTGTAGCCCCGCACCAGGGCAACCTTGATCGTAGCCGTATCCAAGTCAATGCTCCCGTCAAGGAAACCTTCCTTGGCCTTCGGGAAGACAGCGTTCGCCACCTGTTCTCCTTAATCGAACTTAACAACTTGCCCCGTTTTGGGGCTGTAATGGGCACCGTTACTGAATGTGTTATCCGTGGCATCAAACGCTGCCCCGGCCTTCGCAGACAACTCAAACGCTTTATGAATGTCTGGAGTCCTAGTAGTTGCTGGCTGAATCCCCGCCTGACGGGCCTCAGCGTAAAGATCAAGCTCACGGTTCTTACTTTTCTCCCGTGAAGCATCAATCCCAAGATGCGAGCGGGACCAACCCACACGCAAAGAAGCAGCCCTCAAGCACTGCCCATAAGTCTCATGGTCTTTCGTAATACACCCGGTCCTGCAAGACATCAGATCCCTCTCAATGCCCCGCAGGGGCCACCCCACCATATGAGTGACCCCCGCAGGAACATCAACTATCAGGCGTTGATAGACGAAGCCGACTCAATGCGGTAAAGCGCAGCCTCACGGTAACGCTTCCACCCGAGAACGCCATACCAGCCCAGAGGGCGGTGACGCATCAGCTTGTCCGTAACCGGACCCATGATCGTGTGCGGCTCCTCAGCAACAGCCTCAGCCAGTGCCTGCTTGCCGACAATGATCGTGCGGTACACGCGAGCAGAAGTCGCGCCATCCGTTGCCGAGTACATGCGAGGAGTCTCAATGAAGTAAGCACCCTCAAACGTACCGATGAATCCAGGCCAGAAGTTCTCCGTAGCATCATACTTGTGGAGATCCTGGAACCCGCCACCCGTAGCCTCCTTGCGAAGATCGAAGGAAACCTCAGGGTGAATGTAGGCAGCGTAAAGGCTACCCTGACGCGGAACCGCAAGGTTCGCACGCAGCTTCGCAACAACGAAGCGAATGTCGTCAGCCTTGATGATGTCCGTGATCTCAACCTCAGAAGTCTGAGTGGGAGTGTCGGACGAGTCACGGGCGAAACGAACATTGCTACCACCACGCAGCTCCGTCATCACAACAGAGTCAAGCGAGTCAGCCATGTTGTACGCGATGATGTCAGCAGCAGCCGGATCAACATCGGACAACGAGAACAGACCCAGCTTGCGGGTGAGCAGGGCAGCATTGCCGTACTCGTTCAGAGTAACAGTGACCGTGGTCGTGTTGCTCAGAGCAACAGCATCAGGATCAACATTCTCAGTCAGGGTCGAAGTTGCCTGAGCCAGATCAGCATAAATCTGGAAGACAACAGACGAACCCGGCATGGCCTGCTGGACGGGCCGCTTATCAGCAATGTCACGGATGAGCGGCTGCGACCGCAGTGCCATCTCAACATAACGATCATAAGCAGTCTGGACAAGGTTAGTCATACCAGTCTGGTTGGAGATCGTGCTAGTACCAGTGTAGGTGTTAGCCATAGTTGAGATTCACCACCTTTCGCAAATAGTTATTGGACTACTGGTCAGTACACCGGGGGACCACCGGAACCCTGGAACAGAATCCTGTTCAGGTCTTCCGGTGTCTTCGCAGCGGCAATCATTGCCATGATCTGCGACTCGTCACCAGCCGGTGCCTGTCCCGCGTTCACAACCTCATTGAACTGCTGATAGCCAGGGGGAACCATCACATCCTGCTGAAAGTCCATCTGCTCATTCTGAGAGCCATCGCTGTCCGCAGCCACAGTCGTGGGCTGGAACACATCGGCCTTCTCATCAAGCCAAGAAACAATCTCTGCTTCGTTAGTGATATCCCCTGGGATCAAATCAGCGATCTTCGGGTTGTAACCGCGAGACGCGAGAACGTCCGCTACTGTCCGCTTACGCGATTCGACACGGTAACCTTGAAGTTCACCCTCAAGTTCCTTCAACCGCTTCACAGCGGCCTTA